GGCCAAGTGGTCCGCTGGTGACGCCGGAGAACATCTACCAGCTCGCTGAAGCCGTGGCCGACAGTATGGGCATCAAGGCGCCGGAGCGGTTCATCACGAACCCCGCAGAGGCGCCGCCGCAGGAGCCGCAGCCGGACCCGGAAGCCATGAAGGCGCAGGCCGAGATGGAGATGGCGAAGGCTAAGCTCGAAATTCAAATGACTGAGGCAAAGCAGAAGATGGAGTTGGCCCAGATGCAGGCTGACTTCGACTCCAAGCTTCAGGTCGCCAAGATTGAAGCCGAACAGCAGGCCATGCGTGACCGCGCTACTCTGGAAGCCGAGCTTGCCCGCGACAAGGCCGCCGCGGAACTGGAACTTGCCCGCGAGAAGATGAACAACGAAATGATTCTCGCCCGCGAGCGTCAGGCATTTGAGGCTGAAATCGGCGCGTTCAAAGCGAAGGCTGAGGCAACCACGAAGGCCACGATGGCGACGAACCGCCCTGGCGGGAGCCTCGCTGAATGACCGTTGAGCGGCACGCCGAGAAGCTGATCCGGGACGCTGTCGAGCGCCTGAAGCGCCAGTGGGCGGACCAGATCCTGACCGCGGCAGACCTGACAGAGGGCGGCGACGCTGAGCGCCGTCTGGCAGCGACCAAGGCCCGCGTGGCTGATGAAATCTCGATCCAGATCAACATGGAGATCAATCGAAAATGAGCGATAAATCACTGTCTGTAGAATCGGCCATTGCGGCATTGTCGGGAGAGGACATCTCCGACGAAGCGCAGGCCGATGCCAGCCTGCCGGAGGAAGAGCAGGACGAAGAGATTGATGCGGAGGCGGAGTTCCAGGCCGACGCAGGTGAAGACGGCGACGATCCGGAGACGGACCCCGACGCTGGCGAGGAAGAGGAAAGCGACGAACCGGAAACGGCCATCGAAGCCCCTCAGTTTCTGGACGAGAAAGAGCGTGCGGCGTTCGCCGCCTTGCCACGTGCGGCGCAGGAAATGCTCCTGAAGCACGACAAGGCGCTGGTTGCTGACTACACGCGCAAAACGCAGGCCCTTGCCGAAGACCGAAAGCAGACCCAAGCCCAGCGACAGCAGCTTGACCGCGTTCTCGAGACGTTTGGCACGGTAATCCCTGAAGCGGAGAAGGAGCTGGCCGATTGGCAGCAGGTGGACTGGGTGGCGCTCGCTGCCAAGGTTTCGCCGGCTGAATACAACCAGTACCGAGCCCAAGCCGAAGCAGCCCAAAAGAAGGTTTTCACGCTGCGCCAACAAGAAGCGCAGGCACGTGAAGCCACCTTCAGCACCCACGTCGATGAGCAGACCAAGCTCCTGAAGGAGTTGGCCGCAGACCCCGTCAAAGGCGCCCCCGAGTTCCTGAAACCGGACGCCCCCGAGAAGGTCTGGAAGCCGCTGTTCGAGTACGTGAAAGGCCTTGGCTACGGCGAGGACGAAATCCGCTGGATCGGCGCCGCTGACGCGATCGTGGCCTACAAGGCCATGAGGTACGATCAGATGGTCAAAGCCGGGAAGACGCCTGCACTCACCCCGAAACCGGACGCAAAGTCGAACGCCAAGCCCGTGCGGGCAGGTGCGGCTGCGTCCTCGTCAAAACGTGCCGTGTCAAAAGACGTTGTGCAGCAGTTCCGGAAAACAGGCTCCACGAGCCTCGCCATCAACTTGCTGCAAGACCTCGACTGACCGGCTTCATCAGGAGACCCGGCTATGGCCGCCCCAAGCAATACCGCAACAACGCTGACTCAGAAGGGCAACCGCGAGCAGCTTACCGAAATCCTGGAGCGCGTTGCTCCGGAAAAGACCCCGTTCACCTCGAACGCCGGTGAAGGCCCGAAAGCCACTGCGACCTATGTCGAATGGCAGCTCGAAGACCTCGCTTCGCCCAACGGTGACGGCGAGCTGGAAGGTGACGACACCGGCACCTATCAGGAAAACGTGACCGTTCGCGTCGGCAATCACACGCAGATCAAGAAGCGTGCTTTCGTCGTCTCGGGCACTCAGGAAGTCGTCAACAAGGCCGGCCGCAAGTCGGAAATCGCTCGCCATCGTGCCCTGAAGGGCATCGAAGTGAAGCGCGACTTCGAGCTGATCTTCCTTCGCAACGGCGCAAGCCGCGGCGAGTCCGGCTCCGACGCCCGTCTGGCCGCTGGCCTGCCGGCATGGCTCACCTCCAACGTCTCGCGCGGCGGCGGTGGCTCCAATGGCGGCTTCGCGGCTGTCTCGCCAAACATCGTCACTGCGGCCACCAACGGCACGCAGCGCGCGTTTGCTGAGGACCAGGTCAAGACCGTGATGCAGTCGATCTTCAACAACTCGGGCGAGGCCAAGCGCCGGCATATGTACATGTCCGCGTTCCACAAGGGCGTGTTCTCGGGCTTCGCTGGCATCTCGGAAATCCGCAACGAAGTGTCGGGCCAGAAACAGGCCACGATCTACGGCGCGGCCGATGCCTACATGAGCGACTTCGGGATGCTGGTGACAGTCCCCGTTGCCTACGGCCTGTCCCGCGATGTGCTGATCGTTGACCATGAGTATGTCGGTGTCTCGACGCTTCGCCCGATCTTCGAAGAGAAGCTGGCGAAAACCGGTGACAACGAGAAGCGCCACATCCTCGGTGAGAAGACGCTCGCGGTGCAGAACCAGAAGGCCCACGGGATCATCGCGGATTTGACATCCAGTTGATAGCGGGCTGACAATCCGGGCCGTCCCTTAACCGGGGCGGCCCTTTTCTATGGAGAACACGGATGACTGACGAAACCCCAGCCCTTCGGGCCGAACTGGTCAAGAAGGCGAAGAAGGCGAAGGTCGCTGTCACGCCGGACATGACGATTGAAGACCTTGAGAAGGCGATCGGTGACGCCGCGATGGAAGCGCCTGAGCCGGAAGTGACCGAGGTCACCACCGTTGAGGCCGGAACGGTGAAGTGCCGTGTCACGAAGGTTGGCGACGGTCAGATCTTCACCGGCAATGGCAATGAGCGCTACAGCCGCAACGACATCATCGTGCTGCCCATCAAGGTCGCGGAAGACCTTGAGAAGCGCCACTTCGTCGAGATCGACTGATGAGCCGCTTCTCGCGTGACGATTTCCTGCTTCGGTCGGAAGCGGGCATCAACTGGTATCTGCGCGAAGACGAGAACGGGGACACGCATATCGGCGCCGAGCAGGACGTGACGCCGATTCTGGACGCCAACGTTGCGGTCCAGAACGCCTCTGACGGCTGGTCGCATGACAAGACGTTCCGGCACATTGGCCGCATCCCGCTGGTCGTCATCGAGCAGTGGAAGAACGAAGCGGGCATCAACTTCCACGACGAGAACGCGGCGCGTGAAGTGGTCCGCCGGCTGAACAGCAATGAGTTTTACAAGCTGCGCACGTCGAACTGGAAAGTCTGATGGCTCTTGACACCTACGCCAATTTCAAAGCGCACATTGCCGCCGATCTTAACCGGACGGACTTGACATCAAACATCGTCGATTTCATCCGGCTCGCGGAGGGTGAGGCGTCGGACAGGCTCAAGACCCGCGAGATGAGCATCCGCGAGACGCTGACCATCACAGACGGCGTGGCAACCATCCCTGCGGCGCTTCAGAGCGTGCAGTCGATGCGCCTAGCCGTGACGCCCTACGGGCGGATTTTGCCCGAAGGTATCGAGCAATTGGAAGCGCGCCGCCCTGATGTCTCTGGCGCGCCGCAGTATTATGCAATGGTCGGGGAGGAGTTCGTTTTCTGGCCTCCGACAAGCTCAAGCGCCATCGTGCGCTACCGGCGAGACGTGCCGGCGCTTTCGGATTCGAACACAACGAACTGGCTCCAGCTCAATCATCCGCATGTCTACCTCTACGGCACGCTTTATCACGCTTACCTGTTCCTGAAAGACGATGCCCGCGCCGGCCAATACGAGGCGAAGTTCGGGGCGGCGATTGCCTCGCTCAATGAGCGCGACATCGTGGCCCAGATCAGCGGCATGAACGTCAGCCCATCGGTGACGGCTGTCTGATGCTTGCCAAGCTGGAGTTTCCGCCCGGCCTCTATCGGATGGGGACGGAATACCAGACGGCTGGCCGGTTCTTTGAGGCAAACCTCTGGCGCTGGGCGCGGGGCAAGTCAGGCCCGGTGGGCGGGTGGAGCGAGTTGGGGACGCTGAGCGCGGCCACGGTGCGCGGAATCCATAGCTGGCTAGACATCTCGGCAGTCGGCCGCGTGGCGCTTGCCAGCCGGGACGCGATCCGGGTGGTCTCAACGTCCGGCACGCCGACAACGATCACGCCGAGCGGCATGACTTCGCAGGCCGACACCTCGCAATGGTCGATCGACAATGCGGGACAGCGGCTGTTCCTGTGCAATGACGACGAGGGGCTGGTTCGGACCTGGTTGCCGGGCGATCTGGTCGCCATCACGCAGAGCGGCGCACCGACGGCCACGAGCCTCGTGGTGACGCAGGAAAGCATCCTGATGGTGTTCGGCGCGGGCGGTGACCCGCGGCTGGTGCAATGGTGCGATATTGACGCCTATGGCGACTGGACGCCGACCGCGCAGAGCTATGCCGGCGACTTCCCGCTGCAATCGGCCGGCGAGATACAGACCGGGCGCAAGATCCGGGGCGGCATCCTGATCCTGACGACCGAGGACGCGCATCTCGCGCGTTATCTTGACCAGCCGCTGGTCTACGGGTTCACGCAGATCGGCTCCGATTGCGGGATCGTGTCTCGCAACGCTGTGGTTGTGGTCGATGACGTGGCGTACTGGATGGGCCGGGACAAGTTTTTCATGTCGTCAGGCGGCGGGGTGCAGGAAGTGCCCTGCGAGATCCATGACGATGTGTTCGGCTCGGCTGAAGAAGCTACGCGGGGCCTGAACCGCACCTATGCGGCCAAGGTCTACGCGGTGCATTTCCCGCAGCATAACGAAGTTTGGTGGCTTTATGCCAAGGGCTCCGCGACCGAGAACAGCCATGCGGTGGTCTACAATTACGCCGAGCGGACCTGGATGCTGCACGCGATCGTGCGGACCTGCGGGATCGGGCCGGGCAACGGGTTTGCCAATCCGCTGCTGATGGGCTCAGACGGCAAGCTGTGGCGCCATGAGATCGGTGAGACGCGCACGGGCGCCGGCACGATCTACGCCCGCTCAGGCCCGCTGGAAATCGGTGACGGCGAGCAGGTCATGTACGGGGACATGTTGATCCCTGACGAGGGCACGGCAGGCGATGTGCAGACCTATTTGCACGCCCGGCTCTATCCGAACAGCACGGAGACCACGTTCGGCCCGTTCACGAGCGCGAACCCTACCGGTGCGCGGTTCACGGGGCGGCAGGTCTCGATTGAGCACCGGCTGGTCAATGCCAATGATGGCGGCCGGGTCGGCACGTTCCGGGTCAAGCTGCGGGCGGGCGGGCTGAGATGACACGGCCCTCGGTCCAGCCCATGCCGCGTGAGACCGCGCCGGGGCAGTACCAGCAAGAGAACGAACAGCGCTACCGCCAGCAGGTCGATGACGAGCTGTTGCAGAAGCATGACCGGCGGTCGGACCTGCGGCTCGGGCGGGGCAAGTCGCTGGTGATTGCGTCCGAAAGCGGGCTGGAATTTGCGCTGGCGCTGGACGATGACGGGTTCATCACGGTCACGAACTACTCGACCGGCGAAGTGGGCGAGCTGACGGTTCGGTTCGACAATGTTGAGGGCTTGGCGCAGGAGTTTATCGACATCCGCGCCGAGTTTGCGGCGGCGGACGGAACGCTCTCGACAGCGTACATTGCGGCGGACGCGGTTGTGGCAGCGGATGCGGCGAGCGCGAACGCAACGCTGAGCACGACGCTGACAGCGGCGTTTGAAGCGGCAGATGCGACGGTTGCGAGCGATGCGGCCGCGGCTGTGGCCAGCGAGGCGACGACGCGGGCGACGGCTGACACGGCGATTGCTTCGGATGTGACGGCGCTCACGGCGCGCGTGACGACCGCAGAGGGTGACATCAACACGGTTGAGGCCACGGCTTCGGCTATCGACGCGCGGCTCGTGACGGTTGAGGGCTCGTATGCCACGGCCAGCAGCGTTTCCAGCCTGAGCGCGACGGTCTCGACCAAGGCCCGCACGTTCTCGCAAACGACAGCGCCCACGGCTACGGCAACGGGCGACCTCTGGATCGACACGGACGACAACAACAAGCTCTATCGCTGGTCAGGCTCGGCATGGGTCGAGATCACGGACCCCCGGATTGCGTCGTCTGCCTCCACGCTGACGACCGTCACAGCCGACATCACGTCGCTCGAGACGGCGGTGGCGGATCTGGACGCCACGAAGGCGGAAGCCTCGGCGCTGACTTCGCTCACTGCGACGGTCTCGACCGTGCAGAGCGATCTGGACACTGCCGAAGCGGCCATTGTGACGAACGCCGCCGCGATCACCACGGAATCGGCTGCGCGGGCGAGCGGCGACAGCGCGAACGCGACGAGCATCACGACGCTGACGGCTGCGGTCAGTTCGATCCGGCAGCAGGCGCTACCAACGCGGCCTGCGATTGCCACGGACTTCTCCGCTGTTGCCGCAGGCTCGGTTGCGTCTATTGCGGATCTCGGAGCGGGCACCGTTGTCGCAGTCGCCAACGAGGGCGATGTGCGCCAGTTCACGGCGGGATCAAACTTCCGGCACAAGGGCTACCTGCCCGTTGTCAGCGGGCGGACATACCGCGTGCGGGGGCGGGTGCGCACGACTGTTGATGGCACGGACAACCGCGTTCAAGTCGGGTTCCGGTATCTTGACAGCACCTATGCGGGCGTCGGGTTCGATAGCGGGGCAGTCGATAACACCTTCACGGTTGCAGACGGCTGGCTGACGCTTGAATACACGCGGACGGGCGATGAAATCCTGACTGCGGCGGCAACCAGCGCCTACGTCACATCGCGCACTGCGATCGGTGTCAACGCAGGCGGCACGTCCTCCGGCGCCACGACGCAGGTCTCATGGGTCGAACTGGAAGACATCACGGACTTCACGACGAACGCAGCCTCCATCACCGTCACCGCCTCCGCAGTAGCCGACATCGAAGGCCGCCTTGCTGCGAGCTACGCGATACAGGTCGACGGCGGCGGCAACGGTGCGCTGGTCAGCCTTGAGGACGGGACGGAGCTGGGCTCGGTCGTCAAGCTGGCGGCGGACCTAATCGAACTGGACGCTGAGGCCATCAATCTGGGCTCCGGCACGGTTTTTGAGAACACGAACAACACGATCCACACGACCGCGAGCGGCTACAGATACCGCGACCGGGGGCCGTTCGGCGCAAGCAGTGACCTGCTTGTCTGGTACGGGCCGACATCCGTGGCGCTCAACAGCGAGACGAAAACCAACGGCGTGTTCTCGGTCGCCACTGACGGCATTGTGCGTTATGGCAGCGCCGAGCTGCTGACGGTTGGCGGCAACAACAGCCGGGCAAAAGTGCTTGGCCCGGCGGCGCTCAGCTTTTCGGACAATTCGACCTGGCAGGAATTTGCGACGCTCGACGTGAGCGACGTGGCAAGCGGCAGCTATATCTCGATGCCATTTGTGGACATCGTCGGGCAGTCACAGAGCGCTGTCACGATTGGTGCGGGTTATCAATGGCGCATGACCGAAGCGCCAACGTCAAGCCCGACAACAAAGACCGTGGTCAAATCTGGCAATTTTACTGTGACGGCGGGCAGCGGTGGTGATCCGCCAACGGTCGATTCAATTGACCAGCCAAGCGCCCAGCTTGTTGCAGTCACCAACACGGGCAGCGTTCGTTACAAACTGGAAATCCAGCGCACGTCTGGCACCGCCACGATCGGCCTTCAGGCGACGGCCAACTTCATCATCAACCCCGGCTGAGGAACACCATGACAGACCTTCGGACACAGATGGCCGCGGCGACAGAAACGGCGCTGGGCAGCATCCTCGACCCCGCAGCGGCGATCCTCACCGCGCTCGACGATGTGCTCGATCCGGACCTTGCCGTCGAGGCGCAGCACGTCCGGATCACGCTCAGCCACTTCCGCACGAAGGCGTCTGGGTGGCTCGCTGCTCGGGAGATGGTCGGTGAACCCTCTGAGCCCTGACGTGGCCGCGAAGGCCGCGCCGCTGATCGAGCAGAGCCTCAAGCGCTCCAATCCGGACGGCCATACCGTCGCGGACGTGCTGGAAGCGGTGGAGGCAGGTGACGCCCGCCTCTGGCTCGGCCCGGACAGCGCGGTGGTCACGCAGGTGCTCCAGAACGCCAACATCAGCCTTGAGGAGCTGATCTGGCACGCGGGCGGCACGCTCAAGGGCGTGCTCCAAATCCTCGATTATGGCGCGCAGGCGTGCCGCATGGCGGGCTGTGACCGGCTGGTGCTGTTCGCAGACGAGGGCGACACCCGCAAGGGCTGGGAGCGCGTTCTCGAAAGCCACGGGTTCAAGAAGGTGACGGTCCTCGTGAAGGAACTGCAAGAATGAGTAAGTCAAAGTCCAAATCCAACTCGCGCACGTCAACGACGCAGACGCTGAACCCGTGGTCGCAGAACCAGTTCCAGACGCAGTTCGACCGCGTGCAGCAGGGGCTGACGGACAACCCCGTGACGGCCTATTCCGGGCCGCTGGTGGCGGGCCTGTCTGGCCGCGAGACGCAGGCGCGCGGGCTCTTCGATGCCAACATGGGCAGCTTCAATCCCGACTTCGACCAGGCGCGCGACCAGATCCAGAACGCCGGGCTGTTCCAGAACTTCGGGGACGTGTCGGCTGACTACATGAACCCCTACGAGCAGCAGGTCGTTGACACCACGCTGGCCGACATCAACCGCATCGGCGGCGAGCAGATGGCGGCGGCGCGCGGCCGGGCGGCAGGGTCTGGCGCCTATGGCGGATCGCGTCAGGCGGTGTTTGAGGGCCAGATCGCGGACGCGACACAGCGCAATGCGGCCTCCACGGCGGCCAATCTGCGATACACCGGCTACAACGACGCGCGGAACTTCTACGGGCGCGACATCGACGCACGCGAGCGGCGCGGCGGGATGCTGGCAGACCTTGCCGAGCGCCGGCACGGGCTGACAAACAACGACATCATGGGGCTCAACTCGTTTGGCGAAGTCGACCGCGGCATTGAACAGGACCGCATGGGCGCGAACTACAACGAGTTCCTGCGCCAGCAGGAGGAGCAGATGCGCCGGGTCGGCATCCAGGCCGGGCTGCTTGGCTCAATCCCGATGCTGACGAACACGACCGGCACCTCGTCCAGCACGCAGACGCAAAGCCCCGGCCTGATGGGCACGCTGGGCGCTGTGGGGGGCCTCGCGTCCATGTTCGTGCCGGGCGGCCAGATGGCAGGGCTGTTCTCCAGCGGGATGCGGGCAATAGGCGGCGGCGGCAATAACCGCCCACCGGGAGGCTAAACCATGCTGACAGGCAACATGCACGCACAGCGTTTCGGGATGCCGGACTATATCCGCAGGCTCCGGGCTCAAGGCCAGCCCGTGGTCCAGTCCGAACCGCTGCCCGAGATGGGCGCCCCTCCGATGGCTCCGCCCCCGCCACCCCCTCGCCAGACGAACGCCGCTCCGATCGGCATCATGCCGCAGGGCGCGCAGCACATGGGCGGCAAGCCCAAGTTCGACATGGGCCTCTTCAACCAGTCCTTCGACAAGCCCAAGATGACGCTGGCCGATAAGCTCGGCATTGCATCGGGCTACCTGATGGATCTCGATGGCTCGTTCGGCGCGGGCAATGCGGACAAGTTCAAGGGCATGTACGACGAGCGCGTCGGAGAGGCCCGCTCCGAGTTCGACACGAAGCGTCAGCAGCAGCTCATGATGGCAGCCGCTCAGGGCGACATGAACGCGATGTTTATGCTTGATCCGAGCCTGGCGCTTGGGGAGAAGCGGGATCGGCGGAATTTTGCAGCGGGCCGCGCTGATCGGGCGGATGATGTCGATTATCGCGACAGGGTTTGGCTGCGTGACGAGAACCGCTATGAGTCCGAACAAGAGCGCCTCGCGCGGATCGAAGAAGAAGACAAGCGCCGGTTTGATCTCAACTACGGGCTTGATCAACGCCGCACAGCTGCGACGGAAGCTGCGGCGGCGGCAAGAGCCAATCCGCCCGCAGTCGGCACGCGCTACCTGTCACCGGAAGAACTGAAGGCTGCGGGCTATCCCGAGGGCGCGGTGGTGCAGGTTGATGCCAAAGGCGAGGACAGCGTTCGGTTCAAGCCGTCTGCGGAGTTCTCGGCTGGTGAGATCAAAGGCTTCCGCGACAAGTCGAACGTGCTCAGCGAGTTTGACCGCACGCTGAACGAATACAAAACGCTGGTTTCTACAAGCGGCCTCAAAAAGCTGCACAAGCCCGATGATGTGGATGCCGCACGGCTGGACGCTCTGAAGCAGTCGCTCACGTTCCAAGCCAAAGACCTGCTGAACCTCGGCATTCTGTCTAAAGACGATTACGAGAACCTGGACAGGTTGATCCCTGATGCCACGGGCCTTGGTGCAATGTGGAAAAACAAGGACAGCTTCAACGCTTCGCTTGGCCCATTGGAAGCCACTATTACCAGCCAGATCGGCATGATCCCGGAGCAGTATCGTAGCGGCAACGCGGCCACCATCGATGGCGCAGCGCGCACGCCGCCTGCCACATCCGCTGCGCCAAGGGGCGGCGGCCAAATGCCATACGTTGACAACCCTGCAAGCTATGAAGCGGTGCCGCCCGGTGGGTACTATGTCGGGCCGGACGGCCAGACCCGGCAGAAGCCGCATTATCTTCCGATTGGAGGCTGATCAATGGCGAACCCTTGGGAAACAGATCCAATTGCTCAGCCTCGCCAGTCGTCTGGAAACCCGTGGGAGAGCGATCCTGTCGTGGACATGGGTCAGTTCAATCAGCGCAACGAAATCGTTGATCAGTACGCCAACGAGATCGTTCGCCGGAATTACATTTACCGAACCATTCCGCAGAAGCAGCTTGAAGACCCTAACAAGCTGCGCCGCCTTGCTGAAATGGAGGCAGAGCGCAATGGTTATAAGCCGCTCAGCCCCATCGAAAAGCAGGACAGAGTCGCGAGCTTTGCCACTGGATACGGGCAGGGTGGCACGTTTGGCTTTGCTGATGAGCTGTCTGGTGCCGCCGATTTTGTTGGCGGCGCGGCAATGGGACTTGCGCGCGGCGAAGGGCTTGGCGCGATCGACTCTGGCAAAGAGGCTTATTCCAAGCGCGTTGAAGAAGATCGTCGCATTCAGCGGCAAGCCGAATTTGACAACCCGATGAC